AAAGATGTCAAAGAAGGTGAAATCTTTGACAACCAAGAAGAGTGGGCGGACGGATTCTGTGGTAAGTGATAAATAGAAACAGCCTGTTGCTGTGTCTAAATGCCTTCCTTTCAGACATTTAAAGATCTGAGCATTACGTTTAAGAAACATCCTGTATCCAATGATTTGGTGCAGGTGAAAGATAAGGCAGCTATCGTTCAAGCGATTACTGCCTTACTTTTAACGAATAAGGGAGAAAGACCATTTCAACCTAACTTGGGTTGTGATGTTCGTAATATGTTGTTTGAACCATTAGACTATGGTTCTGCAGCGTTGATTAAAACTGCTATCAAAGAAACCATCAATCGTTACGAACCAAGAGTTAGTGTTGCAGATATTGTCTGTACACCTGACTACAATACTAATGGTTATGATGTTGAACTATACTATACTATTGTTGGTAGAGAAGACGCACCAGTAGCTGTAGAATTCTTCTTAGAGCGTACACGATAATGCCTTATACTCAGGTTGCCAACTTAGACTTTGAAGATATCAAAGTTGCTCTCAAAGATTACATGAGAGCACAAACGGATTTTACTGACTATGATTTTGAAGGCAGTGCATTATCCAACCTAATTGATGTATTAGCGTATAACACGTACTACACGGCGTTTAACACTAATATGGTAGTCAATGAACTATTCATTGATTCTGCCACCTTGAGAGACAACGTAGTAGCGATTGCGAAGCAACTAGGGTACAGACCCAAGAGTGCTACCTCTCCCACTGCGTATGTCTCTTTTACTGTAAATTATACTAACCCAACAACTGATACCGAACTCCTACTGAAGAAAGGAAGTGGTTTTATTGCAACTTATGACAATAATGTGTATCAGTACGTTGTACTTGATGATGTAAAAGCACAAGTTGTTAATGATGTGGCAACATTTACCGATGTTGCTGTAAACGAAGGAACACAACTAATCAATACCTTCACTGTAAACACTGCACTGAAGGGTCAGAGGTTCATCCTTGACAACCAAAATATTGACACCAACACAATTAGAGTGAAGGTATTTCCTACTGGAGGCAGCTTCAGTGAACCATACCTTGTAGCAGATAACATTCTAGGTGTTGATGGCACATCTAAAGTCTTCTTCCTTGACGAGATTGAGGATGAAAGATATGAAATTCTTATGGGTGATGGTATTCTAGGTAAAAAACTAGAGAACAATGCAAGAATTGAAGTTTCTTACCTAACAACATCTGGTCCAGAAAGCAATGGAGTAAGAACATTTGTCTTCTCTGGTGTTCTTGAGAACCCTGATGGTGTATCTCCTAGTGCATTTACCACTAGCATCACTTCTACTACTGCCTCAGCGGGCGGTGAAGAGATTGAAAGCACCCAGAAGATCAAATATACCGCTCCTAAGGCATACGGCACACAGGACCGTGCAGTGACCTCTCAGGACTATGAGGCAATTGTTCGCCAGGTGTATCCAGCTACAAGTGATATCATTATTTTTGGTGGAGAAGATCAAGATCCACCCGAGTATGGTAGAGTCTTTATTGCACTCAAACCAAAGGATGCCAGTTACTTGACATCTCTAACTAAGAATCAGATTATTGAAGAACTCAAAAAGTATGTTGTGGCATCTGTGGAACCAAAATTAATTGATCCTTCTATTCTATATGTTGAGCTGATGAGTAAGATCTATTACAATCGTGAGTCAACAGATCAAACACCAGCACAAATTAGAGACAAAGTTATTGGTAGTGTGCAGTCTTATCTTGATACTTCTGATACTGAGAAGTTCAATGGTAAATTTAGATACAGTAAAGTAGTTGGTGTAATTGATGATGCTGATAAATCTATCAATTCTAATCTAACTGAAGTTACAATGAGAAAGGATTTTTATCCTTCTTTAAATTCTACCTTCTATTATGAGGTATGTTTCCAGAACGCATTTGATGTTAACTGCGACGATCCAATCCTTTCTAGCACTGGGTTTAGAGTCACTGAGTATCCTAACTTTGATGTGTACGTTGAAGATAGAGGTGGCAAAATTGTCCTATATAGACTAGATAGCGTAACTGGCGAAAAGGTTGTCCTTGACAGCGATATTGGCGATATTGATTATGTAAAAGGTGAACTTAAAATGTATGCCCTGACAATCATTAAGGGTAGTTTCTTTGATAATCGCATTTCACTAAGAGTAAAACCACTTTCTAATGATATCAAGGCACTCCGTGAGGTTTATCTTGACGTTGACGTTGCTAATTCCTCGTTCACTGCATATAAAGAGTAAAGTAAATGCCTGCTGTAAAGACTAAGAGAATCTCTACTCTCATTGAGACGCAGCTTCCCGCTTTTATTACAGATGAATATGAACTGTTTAGTAAGTTCGTTCAGAAGTATTACGAAGCTCAGGAAGTACAGGGTGGTACTTTGGATGTTATCAATAACCTCCAAAAGTATGCTGATATTGATTTTTATGAGAAGAACATTCTCACGCAGCACGATAGTCTAACAGCTACTATTACTGATAGCGATACTACGATCACTGTCACAGATGCACAATCCTTCCCAAAGAAGAACGGATACATCCGCATTGATGATGAGATCATCTTCTATGCTACAAGGACCGACACAGAGTTCCAAGACTGCTCTAGAGGTGTTAGTGGCAACACATCTCTTGGTGATCTATATGAGGCAAGCAATTTTACTAGTACAGATGCGGCACCGCATAATGCTGGGCAAAAGGTTTTTAATGTAAGTAACCTTTTCTTATATGCACTTGTAAAGAATTTTGAGAATCAATATCTAGGATCTTTTCCTGAGAAATATCTTAGAGGTGAAGTTGACAAGAGAACTCTGATCAAAAACATTCAGAAGTTCTATAAAGCAAAAGGAACTAAGAGTTCTATTCAGTTTATCTTTAACACTATTGTTGCTAAAGATACCAACAATAAACCAGAAGTATACAAACCAAGAGACTTTACATATAAGTCATCCGAGTCTGACTGGACGAATGTATACGCTCTTAAGTGTAAGGTCGTATCTGGTAATGTTAATGATCTAATTGGAAAGAAAATTGTCCAGACTGCTACTGCAGAGTATGGATATGCAGACGCTATTGTAGATAACGTATATGCTGATGGTACATCAGATAATGAAGTAATTTACAATATTGTATTAGCACCAGAGACAGTCAATGGTTCTTTTGCAATTTCAACCAAAACTAAACTAGAGAAATCTGTTGCTGGAACAGATAGCACTGGTGACAGAATTAATGTATCTTCTACTATTGGTTGGGAAAAGACAGGTTCTATTTTAATTGGAACTGAAACTATTACTTTTAAAGAAAAAACTGTAACTCAGTTTATCATTGATGATAGACAACCTTCTGGAGCTATTGCATACCCAGTAGGAACAGCGGTATACAAACCAGTAACTATTGCAAATTCTGATGTAACTTTACTTACATTTGGTGTTGTCTATAATTTAAAACCAGAATCTGCTCAACCATATTCTAGTCCTGGTGATAAGATTCTTGTATCCAGACCTGGATTTGAAACGGCAGACCCTAAAATTGTTCAGACTGGAACTAATCAAACAAGATGGTTGCTGAATCAAGGCACTGCACCAGTCATTCCAACATTACCAAGTATTCAGACATCTTTGAGTCAATTGACTACAGATGTATCATCTATTTTTGCAGATGATCAATATTATTATATCACATCTTCTTCTTTCCCATCACATAAGATTTTAGATGGATCTACAGTAAGCGAGACATTACTAGATCAAAGAATTCTTCGTATTATTAGAAAAGAAGCGACAAGAACTACAGAAAAATATAAAACTCCAAACAGAGACGTTGGTATCCTTTTAAACGGTGTTCCTGTCTACGGTTTCAGGGATCATGATAGCATTCGTTTTGGAAAACTAGAAGAGATCAAAATCAATACCCAAGGAAGAGGTTATGCAAAACCACCTTTCGTGTTGATTGACCAGGTTCCAAACAAAGCTAGAGCAGTTCTGACTGGTCAGGTTGTAGAAAGAATTATTGTAGACACGGAAGACGTTTTTCCAAAAACTCCAGAAATTACTATTACTTCTGGTAGAGGTGCAGAAGTCCGTGCAGTCGTAACTGGTGGTAAAATTACTAGTTTGGTTATTGATAATCCTGGTGAATTTTATTCATCTCCTCCAACTGTAAGAATTAGAGATAACGCTGGAAGAGGAAGATTTGCAACTTATAATGCAATTGTAAACACTGATGGTAATATCACAGGATTTGATAAAATTGATGAAGGAAACTTCTATAATCAAAATACTGTTATTGTAGATATCATTCCAGTTGGTGAAGATGCAACAGGTATCCCATTATTGAAGGAGTGGAATTTTAACAGATTTAATAAAATTGAAAATGAACTTGACACAGAGTATGGTTACATTTTTCAAAATTATAACATTTCACTAGAATATGGTTATGGATATGTTGGCAATCCAAAAGCTTTACGTGTTGCTCTTAATGATAACATCAACACTGCAGGAACTGAACCCGCTACAAAAACTCATTCTCCTATTATTGGATTCGCTTATGACGGTAATCCAATCTATGGTCCATTTGGTTATGAGAATCCACTAGATCCCAATTCTTCTATTGTAAGAATGACATCTGGTTATTCTTTGAATGGAACTCGTAAAGAGGGTCCTTCTCTTTCCAAGTATCCTCTTGGATCATTTAATAATGATTACACGTACACTCACAAGAGTGGCACACTAGACGAGAATAATGGAAGATTTACAGTTACCCCAGACTTTCCGAAAGGAACTTATGCTTATTTCATTACTATTGATAGCAATCAAGTACCGCAATATCCGTACATTTTAGGAGAGAACTTCTATTCTCTTCCTGTTGATAGTAATTATAATTCTAACATCAATCAAGACGACATTCCAAAAAACTCCAAGAAGTATTTGATTCCTGGAATGCAAGGTAATGGCGAAGGTGTTATTGCTTCTATTGGTGAAGTAAAATCTGGAACAGTTGATAGTATTGATGTAATCAGATCTTCTAACAACTTCTCTGTTAACTCACAATTGTATTTTGATAATAGAGGAACAGAAGGATCTGAAGTTGAGTCTATCATTTCTTCTGTAAAAGGAAAAAATGTAAATTACTTAGAATGCAAAGAAGATAAAGTTGTAAAGCTGACAACAATCCAAAGTGCATATTTGTTTGCGGACGATACACTAACACAACCATCATCTGGTGCATTTGGTTCCATTGTTGGTACAGTTAGAAATGACAATACAATTGTTCTTAGAAATGTAAATGGAACTTTTGATGAATCTGGAACTTTCTCTGCTTCTATCAAAACTTTCCTGATCTTATTGGATCAAAGAAGTTCTTACACTAAAGGTGCAACGTTAAGTTTGACTGATGGTGTAAATGCTCCTATTGCAACCGCAGAAGTTTTAGAGGGAACATCCTCTCAAAACACAGTCCAGATCAAGGTTCTCACTGGTACATGGATTGTAGATGATGACTATTTCCTACAGTCAAGTAACTTGTTCAATACCTCTGGAACAAAAGTAGTAACACTAACTTCTCTTAGTGATGGACTCAATCCATTTGAAGTTAATCAGAGTGTAGCATTAATTGAAACATCAACACCTCATGGATTAGGAATTGGTGATAAAGTAACAATTGACATCAATCCAGATGACGCAACTAAAACTAAGACTTATTATCTAAGAAAGAGGTTGTATCAGGAAGCTATTCTGATTCCACCTAGCAATAAATCTGCTATTAATTTTACTGGAATTGGTCGTTATGAAATTCTCAATGGTGGAGCTGATTATACTGCTGGTACTTACACTAGTGTTGCTCTTACTGGTGGATCGGGATCTGGTGCCACTGCTACATTTACTGTATCTAATGCAGGTGTAGTTTCAAATATTCAAATTCAAGATGCTGGATCTGGATATGCAAGAGGAGATTATCTATCTGTTGCTGATGAAGATCTAGTAAGATCTGGTGCATCTCAATCTACCGCAAGGTTTACTATCTACATTGGACACGTTGGTGTACCATCTGGTGGTACAAAAATAACTGTTGATGATGCATCAGGTTTTGCTGTCAATGATCTAATTCAAATTGGTGAAGAGATTCTACAAATTGTAGGTATTAACGGTAATGATCTTAGTGTTACTAGAGGACAAGAAGGGACTTCTGATGTAGATCATTTTGATGGACAAGAAGTTTCTTT